CCAGCCGGGTTGGTGTGCCATCCGGCTTTTTCTCGGCACCCTTCATGCCAGCAAATCTGGCGGCAAAAGAAATGCGGCGCGGGTTGGTGCCGCGCTTGACCGGGGCTTTAAGGTTGGCCCCCTCGGTCCGTTTGAAATGCTGACGCCCGGCCTCGGTCAGACCACCCTTCGGGTTTTTGTGTTCCTTACGCATCTTTGTTTTTGCCCTTCAGAATATCCGCATCAGCCTTACGCGCACCACCCTTCCCGGATACAAAAGATTTGACCCGGCCCATTGCCCATTGGTGCGCGGATACTTTAGGACGTGAGCCGCTTGAGTAATACGCACCCAAGCCACGGCGGTAGACCTTGTTGAGATTGTCTGCGCTGAACCGGCTGGAACCGGGGATGTTTTTGAAGCTGGGCATTACGTCTTACTCCTCTGCTCGCTGATGCGGTCCATCATGGCTGGTGTCAGCAACCCGCGCTTGTACAGCCGCCGGGTGCGCTTTATCTCGGCGCGTGTCTTCTCAGGATTAGACGAACCGGCGACATACTTTTTTGGCAGGCCGCTCTTGTCCTTCGGGACGCGCTTGAACTTACTTGCCATAACCTTTTTTCTTCTTAGGCATCTTTCTTCTTCGCCATCTTTGACTTCATGTTACCCATTGCAAAGCGACCGCCAGTTTGTTTGGCGTATTCTTTAGCCGCTTTGAACCCCTCTTTAGAATATGCGAAATGGCGTTTCTTGCCATCCTTAGATGTGACCATAGGCATCAGCCTGCTCCTAATGTTGTCTGTGTTTCGCCACCTTCGCCGCGACCACCGCCAAGCAGTGACCGGCGACCACCAATAGCCCGTGCGCTACGCCGTGCCGCAGCCTGCCGCTCCCGGTACTCAGGTGTGCCGGGTGTCATTGCGCGGGGAACTCTTTTGCCCTGAGTATCCGCCAAGTCTGTGAACGCATCAGCCACCGGCTTCGCAACTGGTGCTGGCTTAGATTTTCCGATAATACCACCCATTACTGGCTCCCTAGTGTTGACTGTACGCCCGTTGCCGGGGTTTCACGTTCAGATGACAGCAACATACGCTGACCGCCAACACGGCGTGCGCGTTGCCGTGATGCAATCTGCCGCATCTTCTGCTCCTCTTGTGCTTGCAGACGTTCTTCCTGACGCTGCTGTGCCTCGGCTACCTTAGGGTCAGGTGCCGGGGCTGATGGTGTTTTCCCGAATAGTGCGCCCATAGTTCCTCGCAAACATAATATGGTTTGAGCCGTCAGGGCCGTAGCCCATCATCCGACCTTCCGCTTTGAACTTTAACGCATTTGCCCAGTGCATGGCAAGGTCATTCCGCTCATCAACTACCAACTGCAATCGATGCAATCTCAACTCGATAGCAACATGATTAAACACCCTGATAGCACCCCGTGTAAGTGATATCGGATTGATTTCAACAAGCGGTGTGGTCAGCAACCAGCCCTCGGCAACGCCGCTCCACAGCTCTGTGAAGCCCCAGCAGCAGGCCATCTCGCCTTCGTACAGCGCGGTGTAACTATACGGCGCAGACGCAAACATCTTGAGGCGGTCGGTGTAATCCGGCAGCAACTGAAAATAGTCGCGTTCAAACGGCCTCAAGTCCATGTGCATTGGATGGGTCCAGTGAAACGGTATGATGGTAACCTTGTTGTTACTAGAATACATCAAAATCCAACTTTGCGGTGAGCTGCTTGAACTGGTCCCGGCGGTGACTGTTGCGGGTCATGTTGCGGTGTTCGCTGCCCATCATCAGATACCCGTATGCGTCACCAACGTGCGAATGTTCGTTTTTGTTTGGCGCATCGCGGAACCGCTCCTGACCGCCGCCCATTGCAACGCGCTTGAAATGGTAGCCGCCTGCCAGTGACTTGCGGGTGCGTGTGCAGCTACGGTTGACAATGATGCCGGGCTTGCCGTCTATCAAACGGTTCATCGGTGCCGCACCGGCTTCCCGGCGCACCATGAAATCGTTTGACGCTGTCGGCTGTGCGCGTAGGCCCAGTGTGCGCATATGCTCAAACGCCGTGACCTCGAATATCTCATCGCGCTTGGCACCCGCCGGGTCACCCCAGATGAACACCTCGCACTTAGGAAAGTGCGTGTTTATGTCCGCCATCAGGTGGTGGCAGAACCGCTCAAGGCCCATGTCGAAGGCAACCAGCTCATGCACAACGTGCCACCTGCCGTTCGCCATCTTCTGCCCAAACACCGCCGCCGGGGTCAAACCAAAGTCAAGCCCGATATGCACGGGCCAGCTCGGCTCAATCTCAACGTCACCGCTCATCAGGCTGTCGCTGAACTCAGGCCACACCGGCTTGCCGTCCTGTACATAAACGTACTGCGCACCGGCGTAGCACTGTATCCAATCCAGCGTCTTGCCGGCAAGCTGCTGTTCGTAGTAACCGGGCGGCAGGTTGTTGATGTTCTCCGCTTGCGGGTTCTGTATCCAATACTTGCCAGCACTGAAGATATTGCCGTCATGCTCTTTGGTGGCCTCTACTACGCCGCCGGGCTGCTTGTAGAACTTCCACGGGAACTTGCCACGGATAGGGTTTTTCTCCGCCAGATTAGGCCACCAGTGGTCGCTGTCCATCGGGTTGGTTGACATCCAGACACCACGCCACGGACAGCCGCCGTGCTTCTTGGTCGGGTAACGACCGACACGCGATGTCAGGCCATCGACCACGGCCTTTGGCAACTCACGCGCCTCATCTATGAAGCCGCCGGTCAATTCAAGGGACAACAGCTTGCGCACGTCCTTCGGTTGGTCAAGGGCCAAGAAAATCACCTCACAGTCCACACCCGGCACACCGTCACGCGGTGGCAGTTGTATGTGATGCGTAATAGGCGGCGACCATCTCATCTGGCCCCAAGTGTTCTCAGGGAATATCTCTTGCCACGTCTTGATTGTCGTTGTGCGCAGTTCCGGGTATGAGTTTCTGATTACGGCAAAACGTGTATATCTGACATTGTCCACAGGTGAAGCAGGCTGCTTTACAGCACGCAGCATCACCTCCGCCAATGAGGCAAATGTCTTTCCAGAGCCTACTGGCCCAAGTAGACCCCGCACAAAACTGTCGTCTTGTAAAAATTCCCATACCGTAGGACTTTCCGAAAAATCCAAGTTCAGCCCGGTCAGTGCTTCCGTGGTCGGCTTTTTGGTGCGCCGCCGGGATTGGTCTGTTGCCCTAGTCTTCCGTGCCATCTGTATACCCCTCTGGTATATACGCGACAATCATCATGCCGTCTGTTGGTTCTTGGTCGATATCGTAATCAAGCAGTATGCCCTTACAGGATGAGCAAACGACCTGCTGGCTTTCTGCGTAAACCAAGCCGCGTGTTTCGCTGTCGCAGTAATCACACACAACGTACTGCTTGAAGAACCGCACAAACGGGACACGCTCAATCTTCGTTACCGTCATCCTTCACCTCATACGTTGTCGTCTTAGGCCCGGTCACTTGTATGCCAATCATACTAGGCCGCTGGTCATCGCTGTTCGGCTCTAACAAGCCACGGTGTTTGGCAAGCAGACGCAACGCCGCCAGCTTGTCGTGCATCTCAACCTCGATGCTGTTGCCGTGCTGGTTGGGCGTGACCTTGACCTTCTTGATGCTGCGCTTGGCGCGTTCAGACAACTGGTCGGATGGCGTAAGCTGAACCTGACCCATCGCGTCCCAGCTAATCACATCCGTGGCCTCACCGGCAGCAATCGCCTCAAGCTCTTGCACAACCGCTTCACGCCGGTCAGGGTCCGCCAAGTCGCGGCGCATTTGCCTAGTTGTCGGCGGCTTTTTCGTAGGCATCGGCTATCTCCCCGGCGCAGGCCATGTACCCGGCAGCGTCAATATAGTTATCCATGTGCGCCGGGTTTGATTTGGCACGGGCAATCTTCAGCAACGCCATCATCGCACCCACGTCAACCGGCGTGACCGGGTGTGCAAGGTAGACTGTCCACAGGTTCGCAATCTGCGCGAAGTTGTCTTCCAAGTCACCGTGGTCTGCTGCACGGTCGCGGGTTACATAATCAGACGCGGTATCCAAAATGTCCGCTCGGTTCATTGTACTATCTCCAATCCACATACGCCACAAGTTAAGTCGCCGCCCATATCGGTGCGGCATTTGGGACACTGCCCGTTGCGCATCAGTTCTGCCATAGAACCATCGCCCTGTGCAAACGCCACAGTCACGTCAACCAAGTCATCGCCGCCACAGGAAGCGCAGAAGCCGCCGGTGTCCGGGCTGGGGTGGTGCAAGTGGCTGTAGTCATCGTGGTCATGCCCGCACTGGCGGCAACGGTATACCTCTGTAATCATGGAAACCTCCGAAAATTTTGTGTGATACCCCCATAGACATACCGCCGGGGGGCGGGGGCAAGGGGGTGCCTGCCGCAGATTTGGACCTGATGCCCACCGCAGCCAGCCGTGTACAAAAGCAAATCAACCTTTGTGTTCGTGTACATCATACCACCTCACCACGTCTGCCATTGACGGCACCCCTGCCCTTCGCTGTATCGCTTGGTCGCAGACCATCAGGGTTGCAGCCGTCACATCATCCACGGTTGCCTCACGGTTCGCCAGCTTCCGGGCGTGTGCTATCTCATTATCGTACAGCCTGACCTGCCCGGTCGCCTGCTGGACGGCCCGGATGAACGCGTGACACAGCGCACCAGC